CTCGTGCGTTGGCCAAGGTTCCGCAAAGTACTGGCTTGGACTTCGGCGTTGGGCTCGTTAAGCGCGACGGTCGGCTTCGTGGCAGTTTGTCTGCTGCTGCAAAAATCAACGAGACCGTATCATTCGTCGCGAACGCACACGCCGCGTCGTCCCAAGACTGGGCCGCTTTGGCCGGAGTGAGAGTACGATGGTAAAGCCAGCAAAAGGTAAGCGATTTGTTAAGGTGGTGAAGAACCCCAAGACCGGACGTAAGAAGAAAGTATCTTATGGCCAAGCAGGGAAAGCCAAGGGAGGCGGTGACCGTATCCGCCCTGGTACCAAGAAGGGCGACAGCTACTGCGCCCGAAGCTACGGCATCAAGAAACGCTCAAAGAATCCTAACGATCCCAACTCACCCAACAATCTCTCCCGTAAGAAGTGGAAGTGCGTCGGGAAGAAGAGCCGCCGCAAATGACCTACGTTATCAATAAGATTACCGAGTGCGACGACGGCAAGCCACGCATGAGAGAAATCTCAAAGATTGAGAAGGTGGTGGTGCACAAGGTTGGTGACTCACTTGGTGAGACTGGACCAGAGATTGCCAGGTCATTCAAGGACACCAGTAAGTATGCCGCTGGCTCCTATACTGGCGGTGAAATGCCTTATACTTTCATTATTCGCAAAGATGGCACCATCGACCAATGCCTGCCAATGACTGACACCGGACCCCACGCAAAGAGATGGAACAGTTCTAGCGTGTCGGTTGCTTGTGTCGGTGACTTCACCAAGCACGCTCCAACCAATGAGCAAGAATGCGCATTGATTGATCTGCTTACGGTGCTCGCTGGCTACGGCCTAACGATTCACGGACACACCGAACTACCGGGCTCAAGCAGTGACCCCAAGAAACAATGCCCTGGTCCTCACCTCGACCTTAACGCAGTCCGCAATGAAGTGAAGTACAAACTGGAGACCAAGCGTCTTGAAGCTCTCTTAGATGTGGGGATTAAAATCTGATGGCTGCAAAGAAGAAGACCAAAGCAAAGAGCACCGTAAATTCTGCGGGTAACTACACCAAGCCTAGTCTGCGTAAGCGACTCTTCAATGAGATTAAAGCCAGTGGCAAGGGCGGCAAGCCAGGCCAATGGTCTGCTCGCAAGGCTCAGATGCTGGCGAAGAAATACAAGGCTGCTGGCGGCGGGTACAAAAGCTGATGGCACTCAAGAAGCAACAGAAGAGCCTGAAGCGGTGGACCAAGCAGAAGTGGCGGACACCATCGGGCAAAAAGAGTTCTGAGACCGGTGAGGTTTATGCACCCGCTGCAACCATCAGCAAACTCAAGAGCACCAAAGCAGGGCGGGCTAAATTAGCTCGTGCAAATAAAGTAAAGCGCAAAGCAACTAAGGCAGGAAAGCAGCACGCCAAGCACGGGCTGCACAAAGGAAAGAAGAGGTAGTCATGCCAAAGGTAGGCGGGAAGCATTATCCATACACACCAAAAGGAATTGCCATGGCCAAGAACAAGGCCAAGAAAGAAGGCAAGAAAGTGGACTATAGTAAGAAGAAGAGCACCAAGAAGGTGACTAAGAAGCCTATGCGGAAGGCAAAGCGCTAGAGTCGTCTTCTCTTGTTTGCTTGCCGAAGTTGGTAGCCCGGACGTTAGTCCAGCCCTTCCACTGGTAGATGTTCAGATTGAATAGGCAGCCAGCCTCACACTCAAATTTAAGCTCTACTCCAAGACGTGAGTCGTTCGAGACTTCGTTCTCTTCCTTTGCTCCTAATAGGTGAGTGTTGTTGCAGTCGCAGAACGGGCAAACAATCTCATATTGATCTTCACCGGATGCTGGTTCGTCGGTTATATAATCCCTAATCATTGATTGACTTGTCATCATTTCTTCTTTCCCCCTAGAAAGAGTTCTCTGTATTCCAGCCGCCAGAGATGTTCTTTCAAATCCTCTAGGCGGTCGCAGTCCGTACACTGCTCTATCCATCGCTTGGCTAAAGTTATCTTATGCCGCAGTTCCTTCCTTTGTTCGCGCAAGTACCATCCTCGTGGTCTCTCATTCTTCGCCCCCATCTTCTCCCCTCCGAAACTTTCTTATCCTCTCGTTGAGATCTTTGGTGCTCCTGTTCACCGTCCAGATCTCAGCAACAACTAAAAGAACGATCAAAGCCAGGACCCCTCCTGCGGCTACAATCATCCCACCAATCCTTTTAGAAACTCTATGGCGTCCTCGTGACCGTGTGCCACTTTGCACGCCCATTTACCGGTGGCCTCAAACTTCTCAAGCCACTCCTTCTGTACTTCGGAAACTCTGCCCCGCTTGCTTCTCTTCATCTCAATGACGCACTGCACCGGAGCAATGCAGATGAGATCAGGCACGCCAGCAGAAACGCCTTCGCTTCGCATTCTGCTGCCTTCGATGGCGCTGCTACGACTGCCCCCATTAGGAACGGCAAAGTAAACCCAACCGTTCTTGCGTAACCAGTTAACCACCTGAACTTGTTCCCAATGCTCGCTTGGAATGTCGCTCTTGGTGCGTTTCTTCTTCGCCTTGGCTTTAGCCTTGCGATAGCTCGGGTCATTCTTCGAATAGAACGAGTCCAGGCTTGCCATAATTCTGTCTTTGAAATCATCACTCATGCCGTAAAATTTCCATCTTCATCGGGAAGATCACAGAGACCCCACATTTGACAGCCTCGCTCCGATGGATTGGCAGGCACAAAAAGTTCAATTTGCTTTCCACCATGCGAAGTCTTTGACCAGGCAATGACCTCATCGATAGGCCAATTTTTTGCGCCTTGCTCTCGACTCTGAAAGAAAGTCGGACGAGTGTTTTCAGGATTACGTCTTTGAGCAGCGTCACCAAGTTTTTGCTCAAGGTTTTGAATCTGGCCAATTCGGACTAATCCAAAATCATCTTGAGTAAGTGCTCTGATTTCATCCTTGCGAGACATAATGCATGGGTAGCAACCAACACGCGAGGCGGGTAATTCATCACGAAGGTAAAGCGAACAAGGTTTGACATTATGTCTTCGATGAATTTCAACAACATCTTCAACCACCCAATCAATTAGCGGCCTCCAAGTGTCTACCCCTAAAGGCCCTCCTGGCTCCCATTCGTCCATCTTAGAACGGCGAAAACTTTCCTGCGCTCGTATTCCTACGATGTTAATTGGCTCGCCGTCTAATGAAGCAATGAAATCTCGAATGGGAAAAACCTTTAACTCTTGTGTGCAAAAACGAATCATTCGTGAAGGAAACATGCCTCTGTCTTCAGCGAGTTCAGCCATGCCGCCTGGGTATTTTTTGCTTTTGACACGATAAAAGTTTTTGCCAAGTAATGGCTCAACCACTTCGTCAAGATACTTGTAAAGAGATGGATGCTCCCAGCCCGTATCAGCAAACACGTAAAAGATAGGGTTGGTCTTTTCAAAGCCATTCTCACGCAACCATAAAGCGGTAGCTACACTATCTTTGCCCCCGCTAACTGAGCAAACTAATGGACGTTTACTTTTTTTAATTTCTTCTTTTTTCATTGTGCCCCCAGTGCCCGAGGGGGTGCGCGCCCCCCCGAGCTGCAAGTCATCCATAGTGGACCACCCCTCGAAACGTGTTCGGTGACCCTCGGGGGAATGACTTAGCGTTATCCGATTCTACTCGACGATTGGACCTCCATCCAAGAAACGTCTGTATTCTTTGCAATCATTTTCATCGCCCCGTCCGTCGATCTCTTTATTAAAGAAGCTACACTTCCAGCTTCCATCTGGAACGGCTTCCGAGTATCGACACGTTCGGCAGCTTTTGTCTGGCTGCTCGTTGTTGTGACACATGCCAGCATAATCACAGAAACGACAAAGCCAATAATCAAAATCACCAATGCGGCGCGGTGCCTCTCTCGTGGTGATAATGCGTTGTGCTTTCTCCTCAATCTCCCTGGCGTAGTATTCATCCAACGGTGTGCGTAAGCTGAGCAGACGCCGAGACCCTGCACTCGCAATGGTCATGTAGTGCCAGTCGAGCTTGAGCTTATACATGTAGATTTGCGCCTGCTCGTAATACGTTCGCATCCATTTCAAAAGAACGGACCCCTCATCATTGAGAAGGGAATGACGCTCACGCAAACGTTGTAGCTCTTCCCAGCGTTTATCCGAGACGCACTTGTGTTCCCAGATGTGCGGCTCGTTTGGTGCCTCCACTAGTCCAGCCTCAATGATGCCGTCGACAGATCCACCAAAGTGCCCATCCTGAAAACGAGCCTGGCGACCAGATAGAACGACAACTTTCTCCAGCTGCTCGGCAACCACTTCTTCACTGTAATGACCATCGGCAAACTTACGCAGAGTTTCGGCGTTGAAGTTCGGAGCCTTTGCGTGTCGGAACGAATACCACGTCTTGCGCTCGCATTCGCCACCAACACCAGACGCGCCTAAGTGCGGACGGTGAGAGGTGTCTTGCTCCTGCTCTAGCTTCTCATCAATGATTTGTAGAGTTGTTCTCATGTTGCGACCTTCATCAGAATTAAAAAGAAAAGCGCCAGCCCAACCCAACAGAGCTGGCGCTCAGTCCGCTCAATCAGAACGGGAGGTTGTTGTCTTGCTTCGGTTGCATACCAGTTGCGTTGCCAAGCTCAGCGCGCCGATAGCCTTTGATCTCATTCTGTACTTGTCCGTTCCATTCACGCTGAGCGATCTTAACCTTGACCGGTCGGTGGTGAAGTTCGAACGAATCACTGATGGAGTTTAACCCAGCAGCCTGACAGAAACGCGCTAGGTTTTCCTGAGCGATTTCAACGGCTTTCGGGTTTGGGTTCTGCATATTGAAACGATCCCAAACGTAACGACCTTGGAACGGTCCTGCGTCGGTGATCTCAAACTTGAATTGAATGTACCGACCATTGCCCGCTTTGGTTTCACGGATTTCTGAGTCGATGGCTACGACGTGGTAGTAGCCTTCCGGGATGGGCTCAAAGCCGCCCCGCTCGTTGTCGTCAAATTGGTAGTTGCTTGCATTGAAGTTTAGAGTTGCCATGATGTTAAATTCCTTTAGTTGATGATCTTGTTTAGAATTGCTTCTAGGTTTGGTTCTTCAAATTGGGCTAGCGCCCCGCTTCTGTCTTTCGCTGTCCATACGCCATCACTACCAGTCTGCAACGCTCGGCGCACCTCATCTTCTACTTGCTTTGTTCGAAGTGCAAACACCTCGTCGAAGTAGTAGGGCAACGATTGCCCAAGCTTCTGCCCTGGCATTGACGGGTTCCACAACATGGCCCCGGTCTCATCCTGCAAACGCTCAGCCTTTGCGCTCATGTACACATGGCGGGGAAGGTCTCGGAATGCTCGGATAAGTTGAGCCATGCGATCTTGCAGCTCGCCATATGCCCGGCGTGGATCTTTGCTCGCCTTCTTCTCTTGAGCTAGAACGACCTCGGCGATCTCACTCAACGAATCAATGCACACCCACCGAAAACCCTTGGCCTCGTCGCTCTCAGTTAGGAAGCGGTAAGCCTCCTGCACCTCTGCCAAGCTCGTAACCTCGATGACCGGCAGGTCATAACCTCTCAGGCTCAAGAGCCCGCTCTCGGCGCTAATGATGATGCAGTCCTTAGCCGTAGCGCAAAGCGTGGTCTTACCAACCCCTGCGCCTCCATACGTCAGCACCTTAAGATGCTGGTATGTTGTGTCTGATGTTCTACTTATCTTTACCACTTTGTTTCTCCTTTAATGCCCCGCTGGGCCTCTCATTCCAAGTTCACCAAGGATATCTTCCCCCGGTGCGTCGGGCAGCTTAGACAGCCCCACGTTTTGTTTTTCATACTGAAGGCGCTTCGTTTGAAACTCCATCAGCTCAAGTTCTCGCTCTCTCTCCTCTCGAACAACCTCGGCCATGGTCTTGCGCTTGTCGTGAAACTCGCGCCGACGCAAAACGACATCATAACCAGGAAGCTCGAACAATGGCCGCTCATAATGGAAGCGGACGGTGCTGCCTGTGGTCTGGTACACACTGTCCCGCTCTAGAGCCAAGGCAAACGTTGCGCCGAAGTGGATGATAGTCATTCCAGCCACGGCGAAAGCGATAAGCTTCCAGGTGAAGGGGTGAACCCAGAAGGCGATAATGATTGAGTGCCATTCGCCAGAACCCTTAAAGAGTTCCTCTTTAGTCCAAGTAACATCGCCTTCTGATTCCATAATTTCTTTCTTCTCACTCATAATCTTCTTCCCCTTCTTCGTCTTGATCTGCCCAACCATTTCCCGAGTAGCACGTTAGACAGTCCTCAGCGCCGCACATGCGATCACTGCAACCGGTGCCCCTGTTGAACGCCACGTTTTCCATTTCTGGATCAAACCCTTCCTCGTACCAATGGGCGGGCCCACGCTTTACCGGTATTCGCTTTTTCATTTTGACCCCCAATCAAAGTTTGCTTTCATATCATACATAAGGCTCGACCAAGCCCGCTCTGTTGCTGCTGCGCGAGAGTAGCCCTGCGCTTCATAAAAGGATTGTTTCAATGCGAAGGCCTGCTCTACTGCGTCGCGTTCTGCGTCTGTGCGCATGGCAGCCCTGATGGTTTCTGGAACTGTGATCATCATT